TTTTTTGATGATATTTCCTAGTGATGTTAACTTCTTACCATTACTCAAACCAGTTATTTTAAGCCAGCTTTTTAAAACTTTTACCTGATTGGCTGTTATTCCCAATTCTTCTGGCTTTAAGTTATTATATTTAAGACCTTTTGCTAAGTGTCTTAAGTTAAAAGCTCCATAGTTTTTCATCACAATTCCCCATACCAGCACCAAGTATCTTTAGACCATGCTAATAAATCTAAATATTCTTGTGCTTTGTTATACGTAGAAAATATCTTGTTGTTTTTTTCTACATATCTATTGCCTTCTAATTCTGAACCAATATCTTTTGTATATACTGTATATTGGTTATCATCTAATTGATGTACATAGTAAATATGCTTTCCGTCTGTGTATTTATCGCTTTTAACCACGTAAAATCACTCTTTCTACCTGTCCTTGCATAAAGTTTATACTCCGCCATTTTTTGTATATATACCATATCAGGATAATAAGCCTTTACTATTCCATAACTTAATCCTGTCTTTTGTGATATATCTCTAAATTTACATATAAAGGCATTGCCTTTTCTTATGCTTTGATTTTTTTGTTTTACTCTTTCCTTTCTTTTTTTCCAAAACTCCCTTACCATTTTATTTTTCCTTAATCTTTTACATTCACTTGAACAGCATTTAATACGTGAACTTGTTGTTTTAAATGTTGCACCGCAATATTCACATTCTTTCTCTATTATCTTGGGCTTATACAATTTATTAACCCCAATCTTCTATTACCTCTGGTACATCTATATTTTCCAAAGGCTTTCTATATTTACTCTTTTTAAATTTCTGATACTGGCTATCTATTCTATACATGGTTATTCTTTGTACTCTGCAACATTCATAATAGCCACCATTATCTGCCCAGCCATAGCCATCATATATAGAGTTTTTGTCTATTATGTAGCCTTTTGGGGCTTTTTTTGTTGCCATGCTCCACCATCTATTGTTTTTTATAACTTTGGTGGTTACTAATGGCATTTTTAAATTCTTAGATGCACAAAATCTTTTCTTGTGTACTTTATCTTTTCTATAGAATTGCTCCCTACTATTTTTTATTAAGTAAGAAGCCAGCTTTTTATATTCCCCACTGTAATCTAAATGTCTTATGGTTACTCGTGGGTACTTACATTCTTCTGTACCAACTATTCTTTGCCATGCTTTAGTTAGTACATCAGTATCGTGCTTGTTCATCACAATATGAAAGTGGATCATACCTTTTTTTGTGATGCCAGCCACGTAAATATACTTGAGCTTTTTTTCTTCTCGCTTATATATCCTTCTCACTGTGTCCAGAAATGTATTTATATTTTTTCTGGCCACATCTATATTTATTTTTTGATGTGGTGGATAATTTAGCGTTAAGAATAAATCTCCACCTTCAAAATTTTCATTTAATTTGTACCTACAGATACGCTCTGCTTTTTTGTCTTGATAGCGTAACTGCTTCAGCGGTGTTTTACCTAGTGCAGGGCCATTAGGTATATTCTTTCCATATCTGCCACTATAATATTGGTAGTAGTCTATATAATTTTTTCCATATACCTTTTTCTGCACTAGTGCCATATTTCTAAGCCTCCTTATTTTTATTTTCCTGTTAAAATAATACCTTTAGCAGGTCCACAAAACGCTCCACCGAACGCTTAAAAAATTGACACCTAACCATTATTGATATATAATTTAATTAAACTTTATATGTGGTTAGTTTTAAGCCCTTAGGTTATTCGCAGTGACCTAAGGGCTTCGCCATTTTTTAAGCCAGTAGAACGCTTTGTGTTTCTACTTAACTATCTTTTCTATAAGAGCTGGTAAATCTATGCCATGCTCTTTTTTTATTTTGTGAAAATTTTCATCAAGAAAATCAACTACTCTAGTTTCTTCATCACCTTCGTAAGCAAATTCAATTCTCACGAAGTCTATCTTTTTTCTCTTAATTAATAGAGCAAATCCATCTTTAGGTGTTACTGTACACCAATCAACTACTTCCGCTGTTTCAGCATTAAATAAAGTTCCTTCTTCCATTTTTAAAAACTGAAATTTATTATCTTTTTTATCAAAATGAAGAACTACATTACCTTTCTCCATTTCTCTGATAGCTTCAAGATATTTTAATTGCATCATCATTTTATTTTTCCCCTTTCTAGTTGATGCCATACTGTATCGACATCTTCTTTAATACTGCTATTGCACTATTAATAAGCCTGGCATCTTCCTCGATAATATCGAGTTTATTAATTTCTTTTATTTTGTTTTTATTTAATCCAGCTTTATAAGCTCTTTCTTTCTTGTTTTTTAATCTTATATTCAAATTGCAATGTGCTTCATTTTCCAGACGCTCATAAAATTCGTGTCTTATCGCTTGATATGGATTTTCCATATCTAAGCAAGGATAATATTTTGCAATTTTTCTCGTTACTGAACCAAAATATAGACGCCATTTACTGGCGTTTATTTGTTCGAGTTCTTTTATCTGCTCAATATTAGATTCAATCTTAGCAAGACGATTATCATGTTCTTCTAATCGTTTTTGCTGTTCTTTCATTATTTGAATAGATTGTTCAAGAATATCAAGCTGATTTAGTGGTTTATTAACAATATATCCACCATTTTTTCTCATTGAAGGTAATACGTCATCAAAAACCCAACCTTCAAATTTTATAGCTGTTGGTAATTTACTTCTAACAACTAAACGGTAAACATCACCTTCAGGAATAAAATTCATTTGAACATTTTGTATTGCTGGTGTTCCGTCGGCTTTTATTCCTGTTTCTACCCCTATACGGCGTTTTACAGTATGGGGGCAAAATTTGCTAACAGCGTCTGCTGGTCTTGCATATCCTAAAGCATTTGCAACATCACTCGCACAAAATAAAATTTTGTCATCTTCTACTATTATTCTTACCTGTCCAAATTCTGGACTTTTAAAAATCTGTAATTCGTTCATCTTTATCCCTCCCCTATATTGAGCAGTACACACCCAGCAAGCCTTTTTAAATCATCTATAATCATTTACTTTTTAGAGGTCGTGGCAGTTTTGCTTACTGGGTTTGTACTGCCCAATATTTTTATTAATTTAGCCATAGTTATTTAAATATGTTGTATAATGTTTATACAAAGTTTTCTTTATTTCGCAAGTAGATATATAACTCATCTTAATCATCTCTATATATCTACTTGCTTTTTTTATGCTGTTTTTAAACCTAATCATGCTATTTTTTTATTTTTAGCATTTGTTTCCGCTACTTGAGCAACTTTTACCAGAGATAAAAAATATCTTTGATTTTCTGGATTTAACTGTTTAAAGATTTTAATTGTTTCATCTACATAATCTTTTTCCATATAATTCACCTCATTTTTATTAATACAAAGTTAATTTTTATTAACTTTATGTTAAAATTATAATTTTTTATTAATAAAAAGTCAAGTTTTTATTAACTTTATGTTATTTTTCTTTTACATTGTATTAATTTTATGTTAAAATTTTAACATAAATAAAAAAGGAGTGATTATATGTTACAAAGATTAAAACAAGCAAGAAAAGCTCTTGGATTAAATCAAAGTGCTTTTGCTAAGTATCTTGGATTAACTCAAACGGGATACTCAATGATTGAAAATGGTAGAAATCCTTTATCAGAGAGACATATTAAAGTAATATGTAAAACATTTAACATTTCTGAGAATTGGCTACAAAATGGAAGAGGTTCTATGTTTTCATGTTCACCTTATGAAAAAGAATTAACTGAAATTCTTAACTCACTTGAACCTGAAACACAAGAATATCTATTTAAAATGGCTAAAGAGTTATTAAATACTCAAAACAAATTAATTAATAAAAACAATAAATCTGATGATGAAAAAACTTATAATGAAAAAATGCAAGAAGTTTCTACAGAATTATTAGCAGAGGAGCAAGGAAAAACGTCTACAGTTTCCACTATTTCAAATATTCAAAAAGAAGAAAAAGAAGCTTAAGGATATTAAAAAAAGACCACCTTTAATGGTGGCCTTTTTTATTGATAAAAATAATATAAATGTTAAGATAATACTATAAATATAGAAGGAAGTGTTTTTATGTATTATTTAAGAAGTCTTGTTTTATGCTCTATTTTTATTTTATTAATGGTATCTAGTTGTTTTGCTTTTGTTGATGAAGGCAAACAATCTTATACTAATCTTGATATGAGCTATCCAATAGTTTACCTTGATGATGCTAATGTACAGAATAAAATAAATACAGATATCGCAAATTATGTTTGGCAATTTAAAAATAGATATGATAGAGGAGAATTTTATAGTGGTAATATGAAATACTATGTTAAATATGAAGATGATAATTTATTATCTATTGTATTAGAACAGGAATGGTTTCGTGGTGGTGCGGCTCATGATTATTATGTACAAAGAGGATTAGTATATGATAAAAAGACTGGTGAACGTATTCCATTAAGTTATTTTGTTCCCATAAAAGATGCTAAACAATTACTTTATTCAGGTATTTTTAGTGGTATAACTAAATTATATAATTGGCAACATAAACAAATTAGCAATGATTGTAGAACTGGAAGAGTTAGCCAAGATTATTATTTAGGTGGCAATGGAACTGTATATTTACTGTACCAGCCATATGAATTAGGAAGTTTTGCAGATGGTGTTGTTAGCGTAGAATTTACACCAACAGCCATTGATTACTTTAAAAGATTAAATAATAAAGCTTAAAAAATTACTTCATATTTTGTAAGAAATAGGAAGTTAAAAAATTAAGGTAGATGCTAGAAACACAATATCTAGTATCTACCTTTTTTATTTTGCTTAAAATATGTATTCTCTAAATGGATTTTCTAAAAAATTTGACTGACTTTGATTGAGTTCGCCAAAACCACTATATATTGTATAGCTGTGTATTATATGTATTTATAATGTAATTTATACATTATTATAATGTATTTTACATGTATAATATGTGTTTAAAATACATCACAACATCAATATTACATCTAATACACATTATTTATACATCTATTATACATCTATATTACATATAATAAACACATGATATACATTATTTATACTTTTATTTTATGTATTTTTAATGTATAATAGATGTATAAACCACATATAAAGGAGTCTAAAAAAATGAAAGTAATTTCTATTATTAATCAGAAGGGCGGAGTTGGCAAAACTACTACTGCTCATAATCTTGCTGTCGGTTTACGTTTAAAAAAAAATAAAGTGCTGCTATTAGATTTAGATGCACAATGCAATCTAAGTTTGTTACATCAAGCTAATAAAAACACAAATAATATTCATGAAGTATTGACAGGTAAAATATCTTTGAAAGAAGCCATAAAAAATGATTTTGTTGTTGGTTCTAAAGAATTAGCTAAGCTAAGAAATGAACCTGGTACAGAAAAAATATTAAAACATATTCTACAAACAGTAAAAAACGAATACGATTTTATAATAATTGATACTCCTCCTGCATTAGGAGTAATTACGATAAATGCTCTTACCAGCAGTGATTACATTATAATAACTACTACAGCAGATTTATTACCAATACAGGGACTTACAGACTTATATAAAACAGTTCAGGTAGTCCGTGAAAAAAGTAATCCCAACTTAAAAATATTAGGTATACTTGTAACACGTTTTAATAAACGTACAGTATTAAGTAGAAAAATGATGGATAGCCTAAATAATATTGCTGATATAATAAAAGCAAAAATATTTAATGTATCTATTCGTGATAGCATTGTAATAAAAGAAGCTCAAGCTCAAAAAGAAAAAACTGACATCTTTAGTTATGCAAAATATTCAAGTGTTGGTAAAGATTATCAACACTTGATAGATGAAGTTTTAGAAACATTAAAGGAGTAATTTTACATGGATAAAATAAAAGATTTTAATGATCCAGCCAAAGCATTTTTTAGTGATATAACACAATCTACATTTAATAATGAACAAACACCAGAATCAATAACATTTAATATTCGTGAACAAATAAAAACAGAACGATTAACTAAAAGAGTTCAACTTACTATTTACCCTACTGCATATGAGCAAGCAAAAGAAAAAGCTTTAAAAGAAGGAAGAAGCTTTAATAATTATGTAAATGAACTAATTCTCAAAGATTTATCAAAATAATAAAAGAGCCTAGCACATAAATTAGTGTTAGGCTCTTATTTTTTATACGTTTAGAGCTGTTTTATTTTTATCTTAATGTATTTATACCTACAAAGATTTTAAACAGCTTATACAGGCTATTATTTTATAGCTTTTTGGCAATCTTTATACCAAAGGCACACATCTATATTACATTGTTTAGTTGCATAACAAGGATTATTTCCTTCTTGCTCCTGCAATATATGTATCATATCTGCTTTTTTTGCTTTCTTTGGTAGTACTACAGCTCTATCTTTTGCTATAGATTTTATTTCTTTTATTGTTGGCATCTACTCACCTTCTTTCTATTGGTGTATATAAATTTATTTAAACTAGGCACTAACTTTAGCTTTACTTCTAACCCAAAAAAGATTACGCTTGGGAGGATTGCGGAGCCGTGTTCTAGATATAGTTATACCTTTAGCATTCTACTAAAGATATAACTATATTTTTACGCCTGGTTTTCTTGCGTCTGCCAGTCCAGTTTTCTACTAGTCCCTGCTTTTACACAGGTAGGATATTAATGGTTACTTAATTGCCCCAACCACCATACGTTTCCATATGTTATCCTAATACGGCTTATAGCTTATGCTACAATCCCAGTCTGCAACTTACGTTGCCTTTAACCACCGTTGTCTACTTTTAACCATATAAATATATTACTCAAATAAAAAAAGCCGTCTAAACGGCTCTAGTGAGTTCTTATTTACTTAGGCTTATTAAGGGAGTTTAACAACATTCCGCCCTCTTAGGTAAATGCAAATAGTAGAATATATTTGCATGCCCCACCGATTTTCCGCCTCCGCTGGTGATACGGTTGGTTACTTTCTGCAACCACTTATTTATACACTCCGCCAAGTGTAGCTTTCGCTCTCCTAGAATAAGCATCTAGGCACGCTCTTGACGTTTATTCCGCCAAGTGATTTTAGATACTAAAAAACACATTTATCATCATTCCCACATGGGAAAAATGTAAATGTGCCTACTTAACCTACCTAAAATCATTAATAATTTGTGATATGTCGTTGACATATCCCTAATATATAAGTATAATGAGTTTAGAAAACAACTCGGACAACTTATTTGCGGTAGGTTGTTCGGCAAGACCAAACGTGTTGCCAGCACGATTGGTCTTTTTTATTTCTAAAAACTTTTTTTATTTGATTGTTAAGAAAATTGTCTACGCTTCTATAATATATTAAATTAGACCTATTGTCAATTTTGTTATGCAGTTTTATAATTTAAATATAAATATTAATGCAGTTCTTACGCTTTCTATTTATTAACTATAACATTATGATGTATTTGAATATGAATAAGCCTATGGAAAGTGTAAGATAACATCAAAAGAGCTACTATTTAGTAGCTCTTTTTTTATTTTCCTATTACTAATTCTATTTGTTCTTTTGATAATTCTTTGCGTACATCAAAACCATTCTCATCTATTTCTATTTCATAAAAAGATGCACTAATTTCCATTTTATAAACTGGGATATTCTTATAAATAACAAAATCTCTATAAATGCTTTTAGGCTCTCTCTTAATAAATTTATCTCCTAGACTATTTGTATAAAAAGAGAGACTAACTTTATTTTCTGTCATTGAGTTTGATAAATATATATATTTCAACATATCTTCATCATTAAATAAGAAATCAATCGTCTTATTTTTAGCATCTTCAAGATTTTTATTCTGAATCTCTTTTATTAATTTTTCCATGGCAACGATACCATAATACCCATTACTACGAAAATCATGAGCCACCATATCAATAATATCATTTTGCCAGTCTAGGTATTTCATTTCGTTATTTCTTCTTTTTGCAAATCGCATCATATCATTTGTAGCTTTTTCTATTTTAAAGTAGCCATCTATTTTCCCATTTATGCAACTATTAATTACATAAACGATAGCTTCCTCTGCATATGGTTCTAACGCTATCGAAAGAATTAACTTGCCATCTTGTTCGTAAGTCTCTGATAATCTAAAGATAAAATCTTGAGACAAAAATATTTTATCTACAAATTCAAATAAAGTTAGTTTTTTAGCATCATCTTTTAAACTCTTCCATATATCATTTAAATGTTTAGAGTTTTCTAGTTTAGGATTATTTATATCGATATTACAGTATTGATAAGTTACTTCTTCATCTTCTTCATCAAATTTTATAGTTGCTATATCAGATATATTATTAACTTCTACAAGCTTTTTTTCTCCACCAATTTCTTTATCTCTTACAATCAATTTAATCATTTTACATTCTCCTTTTCATAAATCATATTCATTTTTTCTAAAATAAGAGCTTCTACCCAGTTTTTAGGATACCTGGATGTATTCTCATTGTCCCAATCTTCTACAGTTCGTATTGGGATATTAAACTCACGGCAAAACTTGGCTCTACTCCAGCCGAGTTTTTCTCTCATCTCTTTAATTTTATTACTCATAAAATCAATCCTCCTAATCTGAAAAACTTGTTTTATAAAATATTTTATCGCCTATATTATTATAAATTTCTATAGCCCAAGTTAATCCTTCAGCTAATTCTTCTGTTTCTTCTATTAGTTCAGCTGTAAACTCATCTATATTTATGTTTTCTTCTGCATATTCTATAGATATATCTTTTTTATTTCCATCAAAAAAATATCTTATTATTTTCATTATTGCCCCTCCAATCAATAGTTGAAATACTGTTTTTTGCGTAGTGTTCCATTCCATTCGCACTGCAAAAATCTTCCTTGTTCATCAATTACGAAAAAAGAAGAGTCGTATTCTTTTCCTACTTCCATTACTTTTGTTTCACTATTTATGTATCTAACATACTCACAAAACCAAGTAGCAGGAGTTTGAAAATACATAGCTATAATAAAACTAGCATTTTCAGTATTTTTAACAAGATTGATAAATAAAATTTTATTATTAAAAGAATGATAAGTATTATCATCCATATATCTTTCAAATAATATGGACTTAAAATTAAAGTTTTCTCTGATTTCATTAGCCCATTTTACTTGTTTAGGGCTACCTTTTAATTCTACATTTTTAGAATTAATTAATCTAATGCAATTATAGATATATTTTAAACTCCAGTTAAATCTAGCTTTATAATCGCCTTCTAATCTTTTAGCATATTTATGTGCTAACCAGAATATTTCACGTTTTGTTAATTTCATCATTTTGGTAACCCCTTTCTTTGTTTTATTTACCTTACATCTATAATATACCACGCTTAGCGTGGTATGTCAATGATATTTTTAATATTTTGAGTAAAAAAATAAGCCCTACCTTTATTGGTAGGGCTTTATTTATAAGAGCTTAGCATCATAGTTTATTTTCTGAAGCTTTTCTATTTCTTTAAGAATATATTTATATTCCTTAAAAGTATCTTTATAGAGTTCCTGGAACTTGATATAATCCATGCACTGATGTTCTAACGTGTAATGCATGCATGCTAGATATAATTCCATTGTGGATTCTTCCCATTTTTTCCAGTTCTGAAAAGTTTCTTTTAAGAAATTTTTTCTATATTCTATGGTTACTTGGTCTGGAGTATAACGCATAAGGTCTTGCTGTTTAGATACTACCTGTAATTTTTCAAATTTAGGTGTTTCTAATATTTTTCCATAATTTTGCAAGTAATAAAGTTGTGTTTCTTCAAACTTTTCTTGTTCTTCTTTTGTTTGTTCTTTATGTTTTTTACTATAGCAATCTAAGGAGCAGAAGGCATTAAATAGCATCATATCGTTATGGAATATAACACCTTGCATTTGGTGTTCTAAAACTTTTTGATACATTGCTTCTTTAGTCCAAGATTTTGTATCTATCATGGTTTAATAACCTCCTGTTTTGGATTTGTTGCAAGAATTGGATTAACTGCTTCTTGCGTTGGAGTTGGTGTTGTAGGTGGTATTGGATTCATTGCTTTAGCTGCAACATTCATCAAAGCTGTCGCTCCTGGGACAGCTTGATTTACTGCTATATTAGCCATGCTGTTTGCTATATTTTTACCTGTTTCTGTAAAAATAAAAAATCCAGCCAAAACACCTATTAAAAAACTAGCTCCATTATTCATTTTTTACTCACCTCTTATCAAGCTGTAGCTGTACCTGTTAATTGTGGTGGTACAAAAGCTGTTGGGCAAAGATTATTAGTTTTAACAGTAGCAGATGGTGTAGCAGTATTTGCACATAATACATAAATACGTCTGCTTCTAATTTGGTCTGCATATACTGGTTTACCACATTTATTAATAAGAGTTAAAGTATTGGAACCATTAATAATATTAATTGGCAATACACCTGCACCACTTGGAATGGCTTGGGCAATTAATAAGCAGATTTTCTGGTTATCGTTAATGGTCATGGTAGGAATTGTGATTTGAAGTACAGAGCCACTAATAGCAACATTTGTGGAAGCTATTAAATTAGGACAAACTTGACAATTATTGATACAACTCATATTTTATTACCTCTTTTCTAAATTAAAAAAGGCGGTTGTTACACCGCCTATAAAATCACGTCTATTGACGGAGCATTAGCAATTTGTACAAGAATTGCAATTTGTATTGTATGCATATCCAGGAGGAATTGGTGTGCCACAATTAATAAAACCTGCACCCCAATATGGTGGACGCTGTGGAATATTGCATGCTAACTGTGAAATTTTTTGGTCTAATGCAGTAAACATGCCTTCATTTGCTCTTTCGAGAGCATTAAATTTATTATCGCTATAAATTCGGTTTTCTAATTGTAAGTTTTTATTATTAGCTTCAGCGAGTTTATCACGTAAGCCTTGGATTTGATAATAATCAATTTTATTTCCTAATGCACTAATACCAGCATTAGTCATTTCTTGAGTTTGACGTGCTGTTTGTTCGATTAAATACTGTGTTTTAGCACTGTCGATAATTTCTTGTTTTTCAACCTGGCAATTAGAAGTACCACCGCAATTATTATAGCAATTACGATTACCAAAAAGACCTCCAAAACCGCCACCTGTAAACATCCAGAATAAGAGAATTAAGAAGATAATAAGTCCCCATCCACTCATTCCTGTGTTTTTGCTTTCATCCATTGAAAACACTCCTTTATAAAATTTTTATTTTATACAAGCAAAATTTGCTGTATAAGCTATTTTAGTTGGCTTAGACCTCGTCTAAACTTATCTAAGCCATTTGTTGTTACTGGATTATTATTACCAGCCTGTCTATTAACCTGAATGGTGTTACCACCTGTATTTCCACCTGCTAAGGCATCTATCTTCATTCGCATGTCATTGATATTTATGCCTGCCATGTTTGCTAAGACTGTAGCCATAGGATTATTTAATGCTCCTTTTACTTTGGCTAAAATTGTAGAATTTATACCAGCTTGTTGTAATATATTCATTGCATCTTGCTGTGTATTAACGTTTTTGGCCATATTGCTTGCTGGTCCCCACGCTTGTTGCAATTTGCTTGCCTGCTGTGGATTTAATTTCATCATTTGTGCTATTACTTGCGGATTTAACATTTTTTAACTCCTCTATTTCTTTATTCATTTCTTCTATTTTTGCCGATAACGCTAAATTTTGCTGATTATTATCTTTTATTTGCTGTAACAGCTCTTGCATGAGTTTACTTTGTTCTTGTTGTATTTGTTCTGGTGTCTTTTCTGGAACTATTACACCTAACTCTACTAATTTGTTGTAATATTCTTCTGTTATTTTATTTAAATCCTCATAGGCTTTATTTGTTACACCTATTACAGTTTTATTTCCGTATAAGTCTTTATCACAAATTTTGTCGCCTTCAATTACATATTGTCTAAAATTTTCATACATCATGGTTTTTTGCTCCGTTCAACTTCGTTATTTTTAGTATAAATATTTTTTATTTTTAAAAAGATTAAATAAAAGTGTAATAAAAATTAAAAAAAGGCATAAAAAAAGAAGCTACCTTAGGGTAGCTTACTTTTGTTTTAGAACCTTGCTAACAGCATCATATATTTGCGTTAGGTTATATTTTATTGTTTCTGGTGCTACATGTAATCTATTAGCTATTTGGAATACATGTTTATTTTTAAAGATTTTTAGATATAATATTTTAATTTGTATTTCTGTTATTTGGCTTCTCTTAAGATTTTCTTATAATCTTTTAGAGTTGCTGTTTTCAAAAAATGCCTTGCAATCTTCCTACTTTCTAACATATGAAACCCCTTTAAAATTTATATTTTATGCCTATAGCAACTGTTTCTTTATCCAGGTATAGCCATGTTTTTTTAACATCTGCATTTATGGCCACACCATTATTTCCTAATCCAATTCCTATAGCATAATCACTTTGCTGGTTGGTTTCGTATTTGCTCAATAATGTCTTGGCATTCTCCAAGGATTTGGTCAAATCGTTTACTTGCTCCTGTAGCTGTGTCGATTGCTGTTTCTGCTTTTCCAATGCTGTCTTGGAGTTCTCCAACTGTATCTTGGATTGCTGTAGCTGTGTCTGCAATGTCTTGTTTTGTGTCTGTAGCTCGGTCAAGTTCTGTTCTAATTTCGTTAGTTGACTCTCTGTTATCAGATACGTATTTTCCGCACAATAGCCAGTAGATACACAACAAAATAAGAACAAAACCGCCAAAAATAAGAACGTTTCTAGCATTCTTTTGTAAAAACTCCCAAAATTTAAGAACATATGCATACATCAATACACCTTCTTTTAAGCATCTAATTCTGTAATAATCGCTTCGTTTCTATTTTGCATTGTAATATCATCAAAATAAATGTTGCTATTACCCTGCATAAAGCTAAATCTTTTAAACGTATTTTTTAAGCTTTCATTTGGGCAGTGGGACTGTGTTACAATCCCTTTAATACGTGTTTTTTCTACTGCGTTAAGTGGATTTCTAGAATATACTAAAATTTTCATGGTTCATTTTCCCCTTTTCTTTAACGTAAAAATTCCATTTTCTTTGTTTCGTCTACTCCATTTTCTACTAGTTCATTATTTTTATCTAAAACAAATTTTAATGGAGCAAATACTACTTTGTTTTCATCTTCGTATATGCATTTGTAGGGAATTAGATTTTCCCCTTCAGATAAATTCAAATAATCATCTTTACATAAATTCATGTTTTATTTCTCCTTAAATTGAAATTTTATTTATTAATTAACTGTTGCATGCAGAAAATATCCTGGAAGAATCATGCAATCTAATTTCATTTATCGGCTAAAATAACCGATAAAATAACCGATATAATAGCCGATATAAAAACCGATATAATAGCCGATAAATTAACAATTATAACCATAAAATCTGTTTATAATTATCTTCCGTTACCTGCTTCTCCGTATACTGGAACACCATAAGGTGTTGTTAAATCTATAGCTGCAACATAATAATAAGTATTTTCTGCTCTATTTTCATAAGTTTCTTTATAAATCTCACCAACATCTGCACCAATATAATATTCTGTTTTGAAAACTTCTTTGAGCGTTTCAAGAGAACGCAAATTATATCTATTACATCTATTAGTTAAAAACTGTCTTACTACATATTCACTTGTTGGGCACCAAATACCAGCATAAATAAAACATCTGCTATCATCTAAGGTTGGAACTCTTTTCAATTGTGGTACATATCTGTCTAAACAATCTTGAGCTAATAAAATGCGTTGTGCTTCTTGACCTTGTGGTGTATTTAATAATGCTTTTAATTCTTCCAATTCGCCATTGTATCTTATATCACTGTATTTTCTACCAGCAAATTTAGCACCGCCATCTATATAGCTAAGTAACAAATCTCCACGTCCGCCTATGCCTTCCCATTGGCTTACACCCATACTTGGATAATCGCCCGCACTAGAGCGACTAACACTATTAAAACCGCCTTCTACACCTGTAGAAATGATACCATTTGCTATTTCTTTTGCTAATTGTTCATCAGTCATTGCTTATTACCTCTCTTTATAAAAATATTTGATATGGAATTGCTTAAATTTACTCCACCAATGACAACGATCAACGTCTGTATAATACTTGTTAGATTGTCTGTTATATCTTTTTCTAACACGTACATAACAAACATAAATAAAAAAGTGAGTACACATAATATAATTAATGCACTCACTTTGGTTTCTTCTATGGATAAACCATCTTTGATATTAAATTTTTCTTCTTCCATTTTATTCCTCCTCTATTTGGGGCAAATTAATAGTCTTGTTATACATTTTTTCTGCTGCACCATTTCCGCCTAGAGCTTTATAAGATTTATATAGCAACGTTAAATTTTCTAAGTTGTAATATGCTATATGCCCTTCTCGCTGTGCTTTGTGGCAGATACTTATGATTTGAGTTCTACATAAGCTTTTTGTAGCATCATCTCTTGCTTCTGCCCTAGCTTGGTAATCATCAAATTTTTCTTTTAGGCTTATTAATATATACTTTAATACCCCAATGTTTACCAATAAACCTAAGATTGTTCCCCAGTTCGACTCTAAAAACTCCATTTTACTCACCCCTTAGAACTTAATCTGATAAAACAGACCTCCAGCCATTGTAGCGTATGCATCTGCATTATCTACATGGTCATCTACGAATTTTTCTTTTGCCCAAGCAATACCGCTTGTAATAAAAAAAGCTTCAAACGCACTACAATTTGCATTGCGTTGAAGCTGGTCTGAAATAATATATCCTGCTGCAAAATGCAGTGCTTTATCTGTTGGTATGTTGTCTTGTATATCATGTAAGCTATTCGCACTACATACCGAAATAATAGAAACAATAAGTGTTGTTAGTAATATAATTCTTTTAATCATACAACTCTCCTAAATTCAAAATCACTAAAACTTATCTCATAGTTAGCTGGACTGTTACCAATCCATATATACATATAAGCCATAATAGGGTATGGACACATATCTGTAAATCTACATACGTTAAAATTAAGACCATCTGCTACTTCTACAAAATCTCCTGTATCCACGCTATTATTTAAATAACTTTCTATTCTCTTTTCTCCTTGTTTATAAATGCTTACTAGCTTGCCACTAGCAGCGTCTATATAGCCATAACCAAAAACAAAAGTAAAGAATTTTCCACTAGCTGTTATTTTTTCATTTCCCTTTAATTTACAATAAAAATTTATCTTTTCATTTTCTTTTATAGGTGTAACAAAATAAGGGAATATCTCGTTTGACTTAGAGCCATTAATCATTTTTATTTTTAATACTCCGTCATTAAGGCTGACCTGATAATAGTCGCTTTGGTCTTGTCTAAGACCATAAGGGACAAATGGTATATTAGCTAATGTATACACATCTTCTTGCCATGTTTTAGGGTGTGTACCACTTATATAACCAAAATGTTTACCAAAACTTGCTTGTCCGCCACCAACTACAAATTTATCTGCATTAAAATAACCAACTTGGCAGTTGTTCATGTGAAAACCACCAAAAGGATTTTGTGTATCTCTAGGTACATCACAATATACAACACCATTTACATAATCTCCATTACCTCTACTATCTATAAAAGAATTTTCTAAAACTACAGAAGTAGCAGCACCAGTAGCACCTTTCGTTACCTTAAAAACAGGATTATTACTAGAAGCACTTCCATTCATTTCAATCCAGCACTGATTAAACCATGCTTTTGCTCCATCATCAAACCAAAAGTAATTACCATAGCAATAATCAAAGGAACAGCCTACAAAGAACACTCCACCACCTGTGCCATGAACTTCAGCACAATTATCGCTATCACAGAAAGTACAACCCATAAATACAATTCTCTCATACGCGTCAGATATACTGCCATCATTAGGTACATACAAGCAATTTAGATTATCTTTAAAAATACAATTAATAAAAGTATTATTATACGTATGTGAACCCCAACTAATAGACCTGCTAAAACCTCTAATGTGAACATCTGTAAAATTAGTGTGATGTTTCCATGTTTCACCATCAGTACCGAATTGCACCCCAACAGTTGTATTAGGCAAACTTCCTTCTCTATTACAATTTATTCTAAGACCTTTAAATTGCCATGTATTATTAAAATGTTGCATAAAATACTGATTTTCTTCTTCATTTTGTGTTCCTATCCCTTTTAATAATACAGCAGTTAATAATGTTTTATCTGCATTAATAACTGCACTGTCTCCTTTTACACTACCACCACCAACATAAAAAGTAATTGTATTAGCAATACGGTAAGAACCTTTAGGAAAATACAAGGTATTAGAAGAATAATAAGTTGCATTTAAACTATAACCACCTAAATAAGAAAGAGCCGTTCTTTTTTGGTATTCACTTGCTTTGTTTATTGCTTCACTATCATCAGTTGTATTATCACCCTTAGCACCAAACCACTTAACATTTATACAATCTTGTTCTATCAGTTTTGCATATAAATTGCGTTGTAATGTAATCAAACTCGCTTCATCAACTTCATCTTCACCAATATCATTGGTAATTACATAATCAGCACCACCACCATCACCAGCGGTGTAAAATCCTTGTGTTCTTAATGTATATCCTGCTTTTACTTTATTACTTGATTTCATTTCCGCTATACTATTAAAAACAAGTACATTATTACTGGCATATACTTTATTTACATTTACTTCTTGCCATGGTTTTGAATCCGTTCCTAATTGCCCTTCATTAGCAGAACGTGGAACTAAATTTCTTGTTGTCATTTGTATCTCACCTATCCTTGTTCTTTTGGCATTACATCACCATTTTCATCTAATTCCCAGCTATCATCTTCTGTTGTAAATGAAGAACTAGTTGGCATTAATCCTCCTGCATCATCTATAACCCAAAGTCCATGTATACTTCCCCAATCTTTAGCATCTTGAGCAGATTCAGCAGCTTGTTGTACAAGTCCTTCTACATTGCTTACTGCTTCATCACCTGCATTTTTTATGTCTGTTGTTGCTTGTAGTATGGTATCTGTTAATCCATCTTTTACTTCAAATATTTCATCCCTATATTTTTTAGTTTCATTTAGAGCTTCTTTTGCTTCTGGAGTTACATCTCCCTTTGGTCCTGGTATCTGTCCTGTTAAAACCTTAATTTGGTGGCAACATTGTATATCGCTCATTTGTTTCACCTCGTTACGTTTGGACTTACATTTATAAATCCATTCAAAATTCTTGTTTTAAATTGTGTATTAGAATAAGTCCCAGATTTTATATATATGTCATAAACAAGCTCTAAATATTCATCATGGTGTTGGCCTGTACATGGTAATTTTGCTGTTTCTGTAGCAGGTAAAAATATAGATATTATGCCATTTGTAGCATCTTTTATTTTTACTTCAGGAGTAGCCATTATTTCTGTACTATCTGCTGTTCTTCTTATTTGCATTTCTGCAGTATATCCTGTTAAATCTATGACATCATTTTCCGTTTGCCCTAGAAGCTTTATTTCGTAGTAAAATGTTTCTCCTTGGTTTATAGGAAAATCAAAGACTCCTGCTGGCATTTTGTATCACTCCTTTAGCCTCATACATAATTTTCCCTTCTAATGGTTCTTGCGTTGTAATATCTATCTGTTTTACTTCAAACCCTGTCGTAGTTATATTTTGTGTATATGCTATACCATTTTCTGTTTGTGCTATTACAAATAAGCTTGGTACATCTTTAAATTTATTCGTAAAGTTTACTTGTTGCCAATCTGTGGATGCATAATTTATTACTTTATTTTCTGTTACTGTTACATCTATATCTGCTATTACTCCTGTTACATTTACTACTGCCACTTTACCTTTAGATACAGCACCTAGACTATTTACTACGCATACTTTTATATAATATGTTCCTTTATTTAAATTACTTATTCTAGCAGTTTGGAAGCTTGTTGTAGTATATAAAGTCCATACATTTCCGCCATCTACAGAATAATAAACATTTACTTTATCTGCTCCACCTCTAGGCATTTGCCAGCTTATATTTATATCAGAACGTATATTATTATCCTGGATATATGTTTCTTCTCTTGCTGTTAAATCTTCTACTTCATAGCTTGTTACTGGTACTGTGTAATCTATATCTGGCACATCTTGCGTTTCTTCATAGGTAGATTCTAAATATTCAACTCCTGTTAAAGACACTGTTAAATCATCTTTTCTAGAAGTATCTACTATGGTAAATGGTTTGGCCATTTTATTTACTTCGCCAAAAGCATATATACAAAAATCTTCAGGAATTTCTTCAAAGGCTTCTGCTATTTCTACATAATCTGTTTCACCTTCTTTAAATACTATATTCTTAGTTATTAAAGTATCATCCATCATTCTTACGATTATGGCATACTGCTTACCACTAACCATATTTACTAATCTATCTAACTTAATGTGGTTAGTATTGGCATATAACAATCGTCCAGATAATCCCCATTGTGGTACATCATGACTAAGTAATACTACATCACCAACTTGACAGGCTATAGCATCTATATCTGCATCCCATGTGCAAGTACGTATTTTTTTATTAACCCTTAATTGATATTTTCCATATTTATATGCCTGCTCATAGTCCGTACAGCCATATAGTGTAACCTGTGTAGGATTTTGATATATTTCTTCATTGTCGTAATCATCACCATAAACTGTTATTACGTCTTTTTGGTAGTTTTTAGCCTTATTTATAAAAGTAATCTCTATAGCGTTTGCTCTGTCTGTTATACCGCTATATTCCTTGCTATAACTATCTTGAAGAATATTACCAACTGTGAACATCTGTACTGGCTCACTTGGTTTATCACAAATACAGCTATATTTCGTACCTCTCATTAAAACTTTGCCACGGCCAAAAGTTTCTGGAGTTTTTAGTGCTTCCCATAGGTCATTTACAGTATCAAAAATATGTTCAAAGTTTAATCCTAATGTGTCGCAATACTCCGACCAATCAACAAAAGCTTGATAATCTATTTGGTTTGCTGGTATATTTCTTACTACGTATTCAAAATTTCCTGTATGGATATTTTTCAATTTTTTACATTGATGAAGCATATCATACGCTACCCAAGCAGGATTTCTGGCAGATTTTAATTCATACGTTTCAGTATTAGGATTAAATACATTTACATAATCTACTGTTTGCTTCCACCTTATGCTTATGCTATTAGATAATTGGCTAGTAGCTAATGCACGTATAGCAATCAATACTTTATTTGGTCTACAAAAATCATCATAGACAATACTAGATATCATAAACCAATATATCCTTGTAGCGTCCCTTGTACTTTCTCCACTTTTGTATAAACACAAACACCGCACAGTATATCTACCTTCTTGTAGATTATCTATGCGGTATTTTTTATATTTCGTAGCATTATCGTTATCTTCAATTTTCGTTAATATCCAATTTTCCCATTCTGTAGCATCCTCTTTTTTATATTGCACATAAATTACTACAGATGCATTTCCTAAACTACCATCATCATTCATATGATAAAGACCATTCGGAAATTGGAATGATATTTCCAATCCTTGGGCGGAGTTTCCTTCTATTTGCTGGGTAGAATAATCACTATCTGGATATAAATTTAATTTCAATGTCTGTATTTCTGCTAATTCTTCTGAAGTTAAAGGCACATCTGCTTTTTTTCTTATAAATCCTTTTGGATTAGATACATCACCTACACCTGCTGGCTTTTCTTCTGGTACTAAAAGTTCAAATTCTAAACTTTGGTCTGCATATGTGTCATTAAAATTAGCAATTACATCTTGGTCATTTGTTCCAAGACGTGTTTCTATTTCAACATCCTCATAGTTTTCTATAGGATTATCATTTATAGTGATATCCTCTATGCTATCTACAGGGCCTTCTCCGCCACATACTATAAGATTTAAATATTGTTGCTCACCATCACTATCTACATGTCTTGCAAGCTCTGTACCTGCCGTATACATACTTCCATAAGTAACTGGCAAACATCCACCTTGTGTATTGCTTGTCTGCTGTTCTCCCCAACCATAGGTAACTGAATTTTGTAAATCACTCATATTAAAATCAGTTTTGGGCATTGGACATATATGGTTTATTAATATTCCGCCAATATATCCTACTGCTGCCGCTGTAAGTCCTGCTAAAAATGTTCCTCCAGCTAATCCCCATGCTGCAATACCACCAGCTGCAATACCACCTGTAACAATAGCTAATCCAATAGATAAAATAGAGCCTAGTAATGAGCCTTTACCTACTACAGGGCATATAGCTATATAATCCATACTATCTGGAATATAATCTGCTTCTTTCTTTTCTCCATTAACAGCATAGCAAAAATCTTTATATGGCAATCCCATTATATAAGGCTGTACATACTCACTTAATTTTTTTCCTGGAATATAGGTTAAATCTTTAACTTCTCTACCTGCTATATTAAAAGGATTTTGTAAAATAATTAGCTTCATGTTTTCACCTTCTTAGGTGGCAAGTAAAATCCTTCTATTCTATTTTTCCAGTTTATAGAGTCTATGCGGTCGATATTTACTCCTACTTTATCTCTGGTATGAATAAATCTGCCATTGCCAATATAAACTCCTGTATGATTACAAAATTTAGTGCCTAAATGCATAACAACTAAACAAGGAGCTACTGGCTTTTCTATTTTTTGCCAATAGCTCCTTTGTTTATCTATAGTTTTATCTATATTTGTTATATCCTCACAGCAAATATTATAATCTGGGATATCTTGACCATATTTTTTAAAAACTATTTTTGCCAATCCCCAACAATCTAAACCATTTAAATCTCTGCCTCTGTCTTTAAACGGTATTCCTATTAGGTCTGTAAAATCATTTGTTTGATACATAGATACCTCCTGTACTTATAGAATATTCTCCGCCAAATCTTTTACTATTATTACGCTCTCTACAGCCTTTTAATGTATGCGGACAAGTTTCTAAATCACTTGTAGCTGCACATTCTATACCTTTATATACAAATGGACACCAATCTTTTAAAATTCGTCTAAATGGAAATCTCATTTTGACTGGGAGTGAACCACCTAGATTAAATGTTGCCCATTGTGCATCTGCTGTAGTGCTTTCTATTGTAAAAGTTTCCTCAACTTCTGCTACTGCATTTTCTAAGAAATTACTATTTATTACACGCAATATAACTTTTGTCCCTACCAATCCGCCATATTGTTCTATATATTGCTCTATTACACGTGTTATATTAGATACTTTTATAGGAACTGTAGGTATTTCTGTTTTATTTTGTGTTACTTGGTCTACAGTAAATGGGAAAGCTGTCCATACTGCATTATTCCATGTTACATCCACATTATTACTACAAATCTTTATAGAGTCTTGACCTTCTATAAAAATCTCTAATAACGTTATCCAACAGCTATCTGTAGCTATTTTGTTTTTTTCTATCTTAGCCGCCAAAGATAATGGAAGCATAACCTCACCACCTTATGCTATAATTTTATCGAGGTGATATATATGAAAAAATTATTATTTTTATTCGCTTTTATTTTTATTTTATTTCCTAGCAATGTATTTGCTAAAGAATACAGTCAATTTTATGATTTTTATTGGGAGGATAGCTTGCAGGATATACAAAATAAAACTCTTATTTTAGAATATAATAAATATGTTCCTGAAGAAAATGCTGTTGTTTATACTACATATTTAAAAGATATATACTATCCTAACGTTTTAATTGAATGTGAATTGTATTTATGGAATAATAAACTTTATAAAATACAAAATACTATTTATCCTGTAGATCCAACCACCTATGATAAAGATAAATATTTATATAATAAATTCCTTGAAATATATAATACTTATGGTATACATGATATAGAAGATTCATTCGGTAGAGGATGGAAAATAAACAATACTTTAATTATATTAGCTAGTAAAAATGATATTATTGGTCTTGCTTTTATAAATGATACATTAAATAAAGAAGCTAAAGCTGATGGAGCTAAAATAAATCAATGAGGTGATATATATGGAAATTTTATTTTTAAGTTTAGTTTTAGGTTTTATTCCTGCTTTTATTGCTAGTAGTAAAGGTCGTTCTTTTGGTTTATGGTATATTTATGGTGTTCTTCTTTTTATTGTTGCTCTTATACATTCTCTTTGTATTAGTAAAAATGATGATGCCATTTTAAAACAAGATAACAGTTTAAGAAAATGCCCTTATTGTGCAGAACTAATAAAAAAAGAAGCCATAGTTTGTAGATATTGTGGTAGGGATTTACCATCTGCCAAAGAAGAAAATACTGAACCATCTGATTATGTTAAAAGTATAATTGCAAGTAGAGATAAAAAATGAAAAAAATAATTATTATATCCGTTGTTCTTATTATTTCTCTATTAGGTATATTTTTTTATAAAAACTATACACCAAAAGAACAAATAAGCGATTTAGATTTATATTATGGTGAAACAATTGAAGATATCAGTGCTAAATATCCTGTAGTTCAAGATAACGATAAATACAAAATTTTAAAAGATATAACTATTGCCGATTGTAAAGCAGATAAAGAAATATATGCTACATTTACAAATAATAAACTTTCTTCCATTTGCATATTTTTCTCTGCTGAAAACAATCTTGACGATACTTCAGCTAAGTTTTCTAAAATTTATTATTATGCTATGGATAAATTTGGTACTCCAACAGAAAAATACCAAGATTATACAATAGCTCAATATACATGGGAAAAAGATAATAATTCTATTATCTTATCTTTTAGAAATAATGTTGCTACATTGATGTTTTACAATAATAAACTTTCAAATTAAAAGACTGCTTTTTATAGCAGTCTTTTTTTATACTTCTTCTATCTGTACAGAACCAGTCCATACATTCGGTAATTTTTCTTCAAAATTAAATGTATCACTTATAAATCTTACCAAAAATTGTTTTCCTTCTAGTCTTAAATCAAAGTTTTTTTGCATATAAACTGTGTTTTTTTGCTTTCTTTTTGGTGGATAAGTCCATAAAAAAGCATTTGCTCCGCCCAATGTTTTACGCATATAAAAATCTCTTAACATTTCATATTCTGGACGCTCTTTAGTGTTTCTTAGAGCGTCCCATTGAAGTGTCCATTTGCGTTTTAATCTAGTATATCTAGCTCTTGTTATTCTCATTCCATTTTCGGTATCGGATGATATAACAGGATTATCTATTTCCTCTTTTAGCGGATACATTGGTGGTGATATATTAGGAAAATATAACATTTTTAACTCCTTCCTGCTACAGCAGATATAGCATCTTTCATTCCGCCTTTATTTTGTGTTATCGCTTGTAATACTACGTTTATTACATAATTATCTGGGCTAGAAGATTTTACTTCTTGCTTAGCTGTTACATTTTGACCAGATTGATTGATTACATTTACTGTTACATTCGGAGTAGATGATTGAGTTACTACTTTATTAGTAGCAGTATAATCATTTAGTTTAAAGTTTGGTACTATTGTTCCATCTGTATTTGGTATAAATAGTTCCTTTCCTTTTTCCCCTACAATATAAGGAGAGCCACTTTCTACTGGTCCACCACTAGCTCTAAAAGTAAAACCTGTTCCTTCAATATAAGTTAGTGCATCTCCACCGCCACCTATACTCATGCCCATCATATTTCCAAGCCAACTAAACAATGGCTTCATGATACTTTGTTGTACAATTTGTTTCATCACCACAGATTGCACTTCTTTAGCCATATTTTCAAAGATATCTACAAAACCATCACTAAAGCTTTCTGCCCCATTTAACATATTAGTAAAATTATCTGTTATATTATCTTCTATGCTATCAAAGGCACTTTCTATTAGTTCTACGTAATTTGTAGTATCTCTTTGCATTTCTTTTAATGCTACTGGCCATGCTGTAAATAAATTTTGGGAGTCTATTTCATCTATTGCCCTAGTAGTTTCATAAATTTGATTTTCTAGGTCTATTCGTTGCTGGGCTGTTAATTTTGCCCTATTTAATTCTGTCTGTAAATACATTAATTTTTTATTTAAAACTTCTCTATTTAAAACATTAGTTTGTTCTACTGTATTATTTTCTAATTCAATTAAATTTTTATTATGTTCTACTTCAAGGTCATACTCTTTTAATAGATATTCCCTTACTTTATCATTCTTTTCCTTGAGAAAAAGCTCTTTTTGCTTATTGTACCATTCATCAACAGCAGCTTTTGCTACTGCGTCATTTTGGTCTTGCATTACCGCTTTTTCTCTTTCTTTGCGTTCGCTATCTAGCTTATCTAATTGTTTAGTATATTCTATGCTATAGTTTGCAAGTTTATTGCCTGTTAATTCACTGTTTGTTTCTGCAATACTATCTTTTAAATCTTGCCAACTTTTTCGCCATTTTTCTATTACTTTATTTTTTTCTAAGTCTTGTAATTGTTTTATTTGTTCATTTAGTCCAGATACATCTATACCATAATTACTCATTTTTCTAGTTTGGTCTTGATATTTTTGTATTTCTTCATTTATCTTTTGCATACCTACTTGGTATTGTGTACCTGTTTCTTCTGTTAATTTACTATTTAATTCAGCCTGCAATTGCTGAAAAGCTTTTAATTGTTCTGCTTTTTCTTTTGCAAATTGCGTAATATATTTATTTCCTGTACCAGATAAACCTTCACCTTTTAAATAACCCTTTATAGTGGCTACATAATCTTGGGTTTCTGCAAATGGTGGTATTCCGCCATAATTTTGTACAGTTTTTGCACCAGCATTATATGCTGCTAATCCTAATCCTAAATTACCGCCAAACATATTCACCATTTTGGCTAGATATCTTGCAGAAGCAACTAAATTAGTCTGTGGATCGAATAAATTTCCATATACACCTACTTCATTTGCCGCTTCAGTCGATATTTGACCTAATCCAAAATGTTGACCATCTAATGATACTGCATTTGGATTAAAAGTTGACTCTTTTTTTACTAAAGCAGCTAATATTTCAGGTGCTATTCCTGCATCTTGTGCAGCTATTTCAATCAAAGGAGCATATTCTCCTGCTTCTGATAATAATTGGCTCTTTATATCACTTTGCGAAAGTTTTTTCTCTTTTTCTTTCTTTTTCTTTTCTTCTTCATCACTTAAATTAGGAAATTTAGTTTCTAGACTATCATAAATATCAGATAAGGAAGCTTGTATATTTTTTAAACTTTTTTCATTTTCTTCTTTTTGTTTACGTTCTTTTGCTATTTTTTGATTATTTTGAGCAGTGAATACTTCATCTAGCGTTGCTGTTCTATATCCACCTTTACTTGCCTGTAAAGTTGCATTTGGATTTGGATTATATGGATTCATAAAACCCATAAGACCAGCATTTGTATAATCTACATAATTTGGATCATAAATTTGATATTCCCCTGTTATAGGATTTTTTCTCATTTTACTTCCATCATATGTAGTTACTTTTGAATTAGCTTCCCACCAATCCCAAAGTTGATATGTTGCATATCCAATAGCTACTGCCAAGCCTAACCAACCGCCAGTAAGAGCTAAAACCGCTGTTCCCATTTTCTTAATAGCTGTAGTTGCTTTTGCTGAACCTGTAACAGCTGCTACAGATGAAGCTTCTGCTGCTACTGCATTTTTTATATGAGCTTGTTGTGTTGCTATTACTTGCTGTGCTAACTCGAATTGCCCTGCTTTGGCAAGTTTTGCCGCTTGTACTTGCATAGCTCCTGCTTGTTCTGCACTTACACCAAGTTCCATATATTGAACTTTAAGCATTTGTAATGTATTTGCCAGTTCTATATATCCTGCTTGTGTTGCTCTTTGCACTGCGGCATAAGTCGTTCTTTGTTGTGCCATTGCCACCATTTGGGCCCTATTGGCTTCTTGTCTTGCAGCTGTTTTTCTTGCTTCTTCTGCTACTACTGTTGTTGCAGCTTGTTGTGCCGCTAACATTTCTTCTGTATAGGTTTGTCTGGCTGATAAAGCTTGCTCTGTATATGCTGTTTTTACAGATAATACTGCTTTTCCTAATGCTGTATTTGCTGTTGTAGCTCCTGTAGCGGCTGCTGTTATATCTACATAATATGTTGATATATTTCTAAGTACATACCATGTAGCAAGCCCCAATCCTATGGATTGTATATTTTCTCCCACATATACTAAAGCATTACCAAAAGCTGTAATTGCTGGTAAGCCTACACTAGCTATAGGAGTAAACATTTCTTTTATATTTCCGCCAATTATAAGTGATTCATTCGCTATATATTGCAAATCATTTATAAATTGCGGATTTATTTGTATTTGTTTAGTGGTTTCATCAACAGGCAGTAAATAATTCCCTATTTCACCCATTTGTGCTTTTACAGCTTCAAATATAGGTTCAAAACCTTCTGCTGCACCACGAGTAAGACCTTCTTTTATTTGGTCAAATTTGCCTTTAAAAGTATTTTGTGTATACTCGGACGCTTGTCTAAAACCTTCTAAACGTTCCATCAAGAAATTGAATAAGCCTTGAGAACTACTTTTAGCAGCTTCTATATCTTTATCTGTAAGACCTAAAGCTGTTGCTAAAGTAGAACTAGCAGGCTGTATTCCACCTTGTACTAAATCTCTTAATTCTTGGACTAATTGCGTACCATCTAAACCTAAAGATTTTACCGCATTAACACCTGTAGTAGTTAATTGAATTATCTGGTCTACATCCATACCAGCACCAAGACCAGGACCTAATAAAGCTCTAAATGTATTTACTAATTCTTCACTTGTTGCAGCTGTTCTCAATGCTTCATCATTGAGTTTTTTCATAATACTGCCAGATATTCCCATAGCAGTATTAAAATCTAAAGCATTTCCTTTTAATGTGGTCATACTAGATAAGATACCAGCCATACCAACTTGGTTTGTTTCCATGCTAGTATAGAATGTTCCTACAGCTCCAATAGTATTATGTATGGCTGTAGTGAGTGCTTCAAATCCAGCTATTCCTGCTGTTATACTAGCTGTATCTATTGCAAAGTTTTTTAATCCACTTAAACTATCTAAGGCTTTAGATGCCTTTTGGCTACTTTGTGCCACCTGCTTTAAAGTTGCAGAGGCATTATCCCTAGCATTTATTCGTATTGTTACATCATTTCTGGCCATAATTACCTCCTCCTTTTAGCAGGCTTTTTCTTTGGTTTATTTTTTATTTTATTTAAAGTAAATGTTTCGATTGCATTTAATTTTTTTATATCACACGGATTTAGTTCCATGTCCATATTCTTGGCCACAATATTTATTGCACTATAATCTAATCCTACAGGGCCTTCAAATCCATATTTCCATTGCGTAGAACATGCACACCATAATTCCCAAATTCTTATATTTTCGGGCAATAAAACAGGAGGATTGTATTCACATTTTTTACAATCCTCCTGTGTTTTACCTTTTAATTTTTTACAAGCTTGGCAATACTCTTGTTTTTCTAATACCCATTGCCAAGCTTCTACAAGTTTTTTTCGGCTAAATTATCACTATATGTCATAGCAAAGCATTTTGTAGCAAATGCAGTACATAAACCATTATCTAAATCATCAAAATTGAAATCTGGGAAAACATTATCCAAAATCCAATCCGTCATTTGTTCATATAGTTTTTGTACTGTAGTATTTTCATCAATTTTTGCATAATATACATTTACTCCTGCCTCTGTCATATTCTTGCGTTCTTTTCTTGTTAACGCTCTATATTGTGGGAGTTTATTCTCTTTAATTAAATTCTGTAAGATTTCTAAATTTTTCTTAGCCTGTTCTCTTGCTTTTTCTACTTTTTCTTTTTCCATTTTTACTTACCTCACATCAATTTTTGGCTACTCATCATGGATGCAGATTCTACTGCTGGTATATCATAGCTTGCAATTTTATTTACAAGTTCAATCTGTACGGCTGTTTCATTTTCATTATCTTTATAAAATGCACCATAATCCATTTCTATATATACACCTTCTGGACCAGAAATACCTGGAGTATTTCTTTGGTACACTACTTCAGGTAGGATAATAGTCAAACTTTCTTCACTATTGTTTATGGCTATTTCTAATTTTGTAGGTGTTCCTTTTTCTGCTTTTTCTATAACAGTATTATCTACAAAGAACGCTTTTAAACTTCCTGTAACGGTAGTAATACCATCATTAATGAATGAACGATAACCCTTGCCACCAATAGCATAAGTATCTCCATCTAAGCCAAAATCTATATCTAAACTAAAATCTGTGCCTAAATTACTTTCACTATCATCTTCTTTAAAAGTAACCTGGTCAAATTGCAGTTTGTTACCTACTAATGTCGGTGCATCTGCCTGCATACTGCTTCCTTCACCATCTACTTCTTTTACACCCATAATTGTTGTTTGTGCTGTAAGCTCATTATCTCCGCCAAAACTAAACGATAGTTTGCTTATTTTACAGCCAATATATTTTTTATAAACATTTATATCTTGGAAGCCTTGTTCCCATGTAAAAGAAGGCATGTCTTGGCTTAATTTAAATACGTGCTTATATTTCTCGCCGCCAGCAGAAGTTGTTTCTGGTGGTCCAAAAGCAGCTTTTAAAAACATACCAATTTGTGCTGTATCTAATGGTGCTTCTACATCTCCCTGTACATCTATATTTCCTCGATATGGTTCAGATGGATTTCGATTACCAGTGATTACATTAGAAGTATTTTGATTTTGTTGTGCTTGTACATTTGCACTAATAAAGTTTATTTTTATGCCTTTTTTATGCTCACTATTTTCTACTCCTGGACTTTCTTCAAATTCCATGACGACTCTACCATGAGCACCCATTGCTTGAATAGTCATTACTTTCACACTCCTTTAAAATTCTACTCTTTCTGTTCCTATTACATGTGGTACGTTTATTGTAAGACTCATTTGCCCTGGGAATTGCGGATATTCTGTTAAACCATTAACACTATAATCTATTTGGTTTACAACAGAATTTTTTAGACTATTTACTACTGTATTTAATATCAATTGTCCTAAATTGTCTGCTTCATTCATTCCTACAAATTCTACTAATTTATCTTGCGTTATCTCTTTATTAGAAATACACCACATTATATCTACTACATACGTAAATTGTTTTTGCGTTAATCCTTCTTGTTTTTCCCCTGGAACCACTACTATATATGGGCAAGTATCCTCTGGTGGTGGTTGTTTTAAATCTGTACCTAAAAATACTATTTGTTCTTTTTTATAATGCTCTGTGCAATATTGTTTTATTTCCTCACTATCTGCCAATTTTTCGGCAAATAGTCTTGTTAAATTTACTAATGAAGCTGTTTTAAAAAATAACATTATAATCCACCTGTTGTAATTCCTGTATTATATACTCTATATCTTCGATTGCTGTTTTTTGTTCCACGTAAGTTAGGATTTTGTATAAATTGCTCAATTTTAGTATTAAGGTAATTTACTAGCTGTGGCTCTAATACTACTGTCATCGGCCCAAATGTCGGTCTTGCTGGTATTTCTATTATTTTCTTATTGGTATATATTCTGCCTCTTAATAAGGCTCTACGCATTTTTGGTGTTACATAGTAATAAATACCTTTTTCCATAATAGAACCAATCCTAACAGCTGTTCTGGATAACCATCCGACTGTTACTATACCTCTATTCACTTCTTTAGTATCGTAACCAACGGCATTACGCAATCTACCCATAGGCAAATATCTACTTTTTGTTTTTTTACGAAAAGCCTTATCCATTTGCCTACGTTTAGATGGCTTTATCAAGTCTTGATATTTTTTACCGCCAGGAGCACCACTTCTTATCCCTTTTTTTATTTCTTGCTGTGAATACCAGCCCAAAGATTTTAAAGCTCTTTTATAAAAAACTGGATATGCTTCTGCATAGTAATCTAATTTATTAAGTGCCTCATCTTCTACAGAAACTCTAACTAAATTAATATCTGCCATACATTCCACCTGTCCTTGGCATTACAGACTTATTAGCTTCTGCTTCTAATTTAATAATAAAGCCGTTATCCCAAATAGAGCGGATAACGGCATATTTTTTACCATCATGTGTTATTTCATCATTTGCTTTATAGCCTTTTACATCTTCTTTTAGAACTAAGAAATATTTTACATCTCTAGTTCCTGTAGATTTATAATCTCCTCTAATATTTGTTTCTCCAGAAACTACTATAGCTTTTATTTTTTTCTCATTAAAAACTATCATTTCTGCAAATTCATCAATATTTAAGAGATTATTTGCATCTTGCTTCATTTGTTCTTTTAGGTTCATTTTTCATCAACCAATTTTTACAACAACAGATGTTCCAGACTCTTCTTTGTGGGAAATAGCAATACCTGCTGGAACATTAGATAATTCTGTTTTATTTATATTGTTATCGCTTGTACTCCAGTAAACGGCATCACCTGGTTTGATTTCTAAAGATGTTGCAGCAGGTAATTCCCATGCACCATTAAGATATAAACTACCAACTGCTTTATCTGGTATTACCTCACCCGCAATACCAATACAATTAGCTAAAGGCACTACCTGATTATACTCAATTGTTTCACCTGTTGTATTTTCATAATCAATTGTTTCACCTTTTTGTACATATGTTGCTATAACATTCGCCATTTTTAATTCCTCCTATTATCATGCATTACCATCAGATTTATAAAGACCTCTATAATCTACTAAATCTACACCTACATCTAAATAAACACGATATTTTACACCTAAGCTATCAAAATCGTCTGCTCTTTCAATGATTGGAGTTTGAACGCCATTCAAGTATGATACCTTGATGGATTGGTATCTACCTCTTGCCGCCGCCAAATACCATTCTTGTGCATTTGTAATATATGGATCGGATACTACAGTTAATCTATTGAAGAATGGATTTGGTGTATTGTTATATTTAGTTGGATCTACACTAGAGCCTACAAGCTGTGTAGCTTCTACTTCTAATTCTGTTGGTACAATTAAAAATCCTGGTTGAATATTTAAATAAGCCTTTCCGCTAATATCTGTTTGTTTAGACATAGCAGATTTTGCAGCAGCCAAACTTTCAATGCTAATTTTACCTGTACCTAAATTATTATGTTTAGATTTATCAAATAAGGCTACATTTTCAAATTTAGTATCTTTTTCTGTTAAAAGTTTATAACACATTTGATTTATCATGCGTTTAGAAGATTCGCCAAATAAAGCCATCACCTCTGTAAATGCTCCTAAATCATCATTGATTAGTGCTTTTCTTGTGATTGCAAAGCTTGCACCATAAGTGTCTAATTGTGTATTTACTTTTGTTTCTTTAAATGATTTATTTTTAAATTCTCCAGCTTCTGTCATTTTTTCTAATACATCTGCACTAGATAATTGTACTTGTGTAGTTGGTTTAAAATCTTTATTACTGCCTACAGCAGTCCAAAACTGGAATGTTGTTGGTGCTTCTTCATAAGCACTTTGAAGTGTTTTATTGGCCACATTAGATAAGATTATTGGAAATGCTCCTGTACCTTCTAATGCACGCTCAAAAATATCAACATCTCTAGCATTACGCATATCCTGACCAGTTTGTCTGAAAATAGACTCTTCCGCCAATCTCAATAGAGATTTTCCTGCAAATTCTCTAGCACCATCTACAGGTTTATCTACTCTAAGACCAACACGCATAGATAATCCATCTGTAGCTGCACGTTTAAATTTATCAATTTCTTCTGTTCCAACTTGAACACTTGCTGTTGTATTAACAGGTGTTGTATTTCTAGCTAATTCTTCTAATATAGATTTTCTAGCATCTTCAATGCTTGTTCCATTATCAATTAAATTATCAAAAAACTTCTGGTCTAAATTAAAAGAGCGTGCCATTTGTCTAATTTCTTTGACTCTTGCACGCTCTTCTTCTAATTTTCTTTGTAATTCCTCATTTTCATTTCTCTGATTATTATCTTGTACATTATTATCTTTTACATTGTTATTTTCTGGCATATTTATTCCCCCATTATCTTCTTCTGAAAAACTTCTTCCTACTCCTACTGTTGGATCAGCTGGCACACTAACAATAGAAATTTCATATGGCATCCATCTAGTAGCTATAGAACAAGGCCCTTGAAATCTTCCATCTATGCTTAATGCTCCTTGTTCTACTTCTTCCCAGTTATTTACTCTATAACCAACAGAAACTCCTTTTAATGTTCCCGATTTTACCTTCTGGTAAATCTTTTCACTATCCTCATCAGTATCAAAAACTACTTTAGCTTTACCTCGATTATTTTCTACCCATGCTTTTTCTATTCTACCTATAACTTTGTCATAATCATGGTTAAAAAGTAATACTCCAATTTGATTTAATCTTGTTAAATCAATACTTTCGCTTTTATGCTCTAGTATTTCTGTGCCAAACCATCTATCGTATGGTTCTTCACTACTGAAGGATAATTCTATACTTCGTTCTTCTTCATTTACACTATCAAGATTAAATTCCCTAGATAAATTTCCTTGCTTACTCTTGTTTAGATCCACTTGTTTTTCCTCCTCCTTCTATATTTTGTACATGATTTGATTGTGCAGCCTGTACTGCTTCAGGAGTGTGGATATTTAATTTTAGTCCCAGTTTTTCGGCATATTCTTTTTCTCTTGCCATCTGGTCTAGTTGGCTTTGCCAATCATCTCCACGTTCTGCACACCATTGTGAAAGTGTTTTACCGCCATTTTGCATAGCTTTAATATCTGCATTTACTTCTTTTTCTGGATCTATCCAAGACCAGCCTGGAGCAATCCAAGCACTATTTGTATATTTTTCCTTATTAGTGAAGAAATCTTTTATATTTATAAGACCTTTTAATACACAAGCTTCTACAAAATCACTCCATATAGGATTACAAAAATGTTCTATTATGTATTTTTGTATAGGCTTAAATGTCATTTGGTCCTCAAGAAGTCCCTGTCTTGCGGCAGAAAAGTTTGCATTATTAAAATCTCGGCTTACTAATTCATACGATAAACCAGCTCCTGCACCCATTAATCTTTGTTGTAGATTTACAACATCTCTTGCAGATGTCATAGAACGGCTAGGATTTGCTGTTTCTATACTTTCACCTTGATTTAAATAGCTAATCATTCCAGGATGTATTTCTTCTATTCTATTTTTATCATTTTCAGCATATTGATTATAACCACCATTATTTCTTTTGATAAAAATAGAAAAACAAGCCGCTATCTTAGCACTCATTGTTTCAGCATCCAAAAAATCTTCTATTGATTTTGTTCGTTTTATAAGTGGTGCTAACTCTGAAATACCTCTTATTTGTTCTGGGCTTGTCTTATCAAACAAATGTATCATGTTTTCTGCTTTTACTCGTTTAGAGTCTAAAGTTAAAAATCCATCTGGTGTTTTTTGTAATATCCAATAAGCAACTGGTTTTAAATAAGATGTTACCTCTACACCAGAACGCACAACATTTTTGCCATTTCCATTAAATCTACTAGTATCTAATAAATCTGTCTTGATAACCTGTAATTTAAGCGGTATTTCAGCATTATTATCATAGACTTTATTTACTAGGATTTCTCCATCTACAAATCTACGCAATAATAACATTTTTTGTAGTTCATAAAACGTACTTTGCCCTGTTATATCACAGTTTGTAGTTGCCCATTTTTTCCATAGTTCTTCTAGTTTATCGTCTAAATCTTTACTCCCTGTACGTGCCTGCGGTTTTATGCCTGTGCCAATTACATTACGTAAAAAAGCAGATATTAAACTATTAGCAATATCACTATTTCTTTCTAGATATCTTGCTCTAGCTTTTATTATGTCCCTTTCAGGTGCTGCCATATTTTCATCATCACCATTTAGGGCTCGCCAACTATCTGTGAAGCGGTTCATTTCGCCTGCTTCATAGTATTTCAGCATTTGTTTTGCATACATTCTTTTCAATGCCGTACCAGGAGAGATAAACGCTACTATTTTTTCTAATACATTCATCTCATTACTATTTTGGCAAGTGTTCTATATCCTCTGCCATTAGTTTTTAGATTATTTAAACGCTGTATAAGAGTTTCTTCTCTATCATATAACGTTTTTAAATCTGCCCTAGTGAAGCTTATCTTTCCATCTGCTGTATAAGATTGCCCATTTTGTTCTACAGCTTCTATAGCTTTTTGTAGATTACTCAATTTTTCTTCTAATTGCGTTGCAGTTTCCAAAATAGTTTCACCTCCTTAAATTATTTAAAAATTATTTAAGCCAATTTTTAGTATCACCAAGCCAAGAATTAGCTTTATTTTGTTTTTTAGGCTTAGGTTTATATAAAACTGGTTCTTTTTCCATTAAATACCTCACTCCACATACTTCTGCCAATAATGCAGATATTGTTTCTACGTCTAGCATATGATTTTGTGCATGTGAGCTTATTTTTTCCCATTTTTGCGTTATAAGTCCATTCTTTTTACGAACATCTACCTTTTGTTCTGAACAAACTTGGTCGCAATAACGTCTGTCTATACCTTTATATACATTCCAACTCCCTTTATCGCCTGCTTCTATGGTTAATCTACCTGCGATAAAGTCTTTCATTTTATCTGTGTCATAGACATATAATTTCATGCCGTTTATCTGTGTTTTATCTATCAAAGACGTATTGTAATACGTATTCATGGAACGACTTGAACCCTTTGTAGGAATACATAAACCGCCATGTCTAGCACACCATAGATAAACTTCATCTGTATTGTAACCAGCATCTATGCCACATCTATTTATTTTGCGTATTTCTCCATTTGTATCTGCAAAATTACGCTCTAATATATCATCTAGTTCTGTCCATGTTTCAGCTTTTCCATAATCTACTAGCCAACTTTTAAGACCAGCACCCCAAGCACGTACACCCCACCAAAAGTGGTCTATCTGTACGTCTATTGCTAAAGTAAGTATCTGTGCTTCTTCTGGCATGGTTCCACGTTCATAATTTAGCTGTTTTTCCATTACTAAATCTGAATTTAACTTACTAGCATTATTCTTCCATGGTTCAGCAAGCCATGAATTAATAAAGTTCATTAGCTGTTCTGGAGTATCTTTACTTTTTAAAAACATTTCCGCCACCTCGCCGAATGTTACCCATGGCGAATATATAGAATTTAAATGAAATGATATAGAACTAGCATGACCTTTAGCTTTATTTTTAACTACCCATTTTCCTAATCTAAGCATTTCTGGCTTTTGCTTATCATAAATCGGCTGTTTACAATGCATGCACTGATAATAAGCAGTATATTTTACTTCACTTGGTGTTGTATATTGTTCTGGCCACATTATGCCACCGCTTTCTCCCTTTTCTCTAGGTCGAAAAAATAGCGGTTGATACGTACCACAATGTGGACAAGGCACTTGATACTCCATTTGTAAATCTGCCTTTTTATAAGATTGCCAAATTACACCATCTTCTAATACTGGAGAAGATACTTTTACTTTCTTTTTATTCCAGAATGTTTTTGTACGTTCTTCCGCCAGTGATATTGGATTTGCTTCATCACCTGACCATTTTGGATATTTTTCAGCTTCATCAAAGAATACATATCTTACTGGTCTAGATGATAGATTTGATGGAGAATTAGCACCAGCAATAGCAATATACATTTCATCAAATTGCAATTCATCTTGCTTACTTTTATCCTCACGGAATTTGTTTTTTAATGCTGGAGATAGATTAAACATAGGCTTTAATCTGTTTTCTGCTGTAAAAATACCTAATTTATCCGTTGGATAAACAACAATCATAGGACCTGGATCTTGGTCTATGGCATAACCTATCATATTTTGTTCTGCTGCTGTTTTCCCTATCTGCGTACCAGCAACAAAAGTTATTTCCTGAAACTTAGGATTAGAAAATGCATCCATTATATCTCTTAAATATGGTGTCTTTGCTGTTCGCCATGGTCCAGGACTAGCCGAGTCTTTACCAGATAATATTCTGTTTTCATCTGCCCATTCACTTACAGTTATTTTTTTAGGAGGCTTGAATATTTCTAAAGCCTCCATGATGTATTTAGGGGAAATTATTTTTTCTTTTTGCCACCAATTCTACCTTCTCCCTTCGCCAGTAACTCTAAAACGTAGTTTACCTTCTTATCTATTACTTCTTTTGCGGAAATTGCTATTTCTGCATCATAAGAATTTATCTCTGTAGCTACTTCATGGCCAAGAGATGTTATTTCCTTTTTCAAATAGCCAAACAACTGTATTAAATCTTCTTTTACTTGGCTTACTGGTATATATTTACCCTTTTCCTTCTCCAATTTTATTAATTCTTGCTCTGCTTTAGCTTCCTTTAGGTCAGCTTCAGCTTTAATTTTTCGTGCTTCTGGAGAATCTGTCTGCGTATATTTCCATTTTATAAGCTCTTTTAAATTCCATTTTCCATATCCTTTTTTTGGGGCTCCTTTTTTATACCAGTTATTTAAAGTTTCAGCACTTATTTCAAAAAAATCACAGATTTCAGCAGTGCTATAAACCCATGTTTCATCAGCCTTTGCGGTTTTTTTGTCTTTTGTGGGTGTACTTTTCAACTTCATAACTTTCAACCCCATTTTTTTATTTTTTATGCGATTTTTCACGCGCGAAATGCGACCCCTAGGCTTTTAATATCGTGAGGGAGTACCTTTTCCAGTGGGGGTGTACATCATGATAACAATTATCATTTTTATAATCTGATTGATAATTGTTATATATTGATAATGATTATCTTATACTTTTAAGCTCCGTTTCCATGATAGAAGCTATCTTTCTTAAGCAAATAAATCTATTGTCCCATGTCTTGTACTCCGTTTCTGTGAGTACAACTTTTGCTTTGGCTTTCTTGTAGACGCTCTTAGTCTGTTGAACATCTGTATCTACATCTACCAAAGCTTTTAGCTTGAGCTGATTAGCTTTGGGATATTGTTCCATATATGATAAAAGCTTTTCTGATTGTATTTGCTTTAATAAGTCCTCGGCGTCCGCCATGACATTTTTGTATCTGGCCAACTTTTCTGATACCAAAGCAAGTGTATTAGTAGCACAAGCAGTAAGTTCTATTATTTCTTTCGGTGTTGGATTAGTCGGTATGATGAATGGATTATCCATATATATTCTTTAAATACCTCCTGCATTTATCTCTTATTTCATTACAGTTCTTTCCAAAGTGTCTTTCATAATGACATTTATCACATAAGACAACGCCTTCCGTAATAACATCACTTTTTAGGAATTTTTTTTCGTGATGAAACTTATGCTCACCACTTACATATGCACCACAAACAACGCATGTATAATTATCTCGCTCAAATATCTGCTGGTTTAATTCTCTTAGCTTCTTGCCTGTTAGTTTTACTATATGTTTTTTCTGTAGCATTTACTCACCGCCAATAAAAAAGAGATATTGCATTTGCAATACCTCTCTATATACATTATATATACATCATATATATGTAATATATACATTTAATATACATCATATATACATTATATATATTACTTATATACCTTATGTGAATTACTTTTAAATCTTCCGCTTTCTTTATGGCATGTATTTTTTACATGAACTAAATCTTTTATACTAAATGTTTTATCTTGGTCCCTAGTATAATTTAAACACTTGCCATATTTTAGCTTTATTTTTCTATGCGTACATGTATTTTCTACATTGTAATAGCATTTATGTTTATAACATTTTATTACTGTCATGTTTTCACCTTCTTATAAAAGAAAAAGACAGCCTAATTTGACTGCCTTTTCTTTCTCATGTACGGAAGTGAAGTCATATTAAGTTGTCTACCTGATTCAGAAATACCATTAGTTAAACGCTTGCCTTATTTCTACTTGTAAAAATTATAGCATTGTTTCTCCTTAAACAAAAGGGCAACTTTTTTCCACCTTATATGGCATCTCCGCCAAAGAATTTTATAGTTAAAATATCTATTAGTTTTATTCTGTTTCTATATACTGTTTTTATATCACAGTTTAATTCATTTGCTATATTATCTGCACTCATATGCTTAAAATACTGCATTTCTATTATGCTATTATATGGTTCGTTCTTTATTGCTTCCATTGCCCTCTCAATTTCTTTTATTGCTCTTACATCTCGCAACATTGATTTTCTTATCTTTATACTTTCGATAAACCTTCTTTCCTCTAAATCATCATTTAAATATTTATCCGTATTATTGTTAGGACTAACCACATGAACTGCTGGAACTGTTTCAAAGTTTTCCTTTTTAATATCCTCTAAATCCTTTTTAAACTCCTCTATATTTTGCTTTAGAATAGGATAAGATTTTAATTTCTTAACTGTTTCTTTTCTATAAAAATCACTTGCTATATTCTTTTTTGGTGTATTAATTGCTATTACATTTTCTATTATATTATTTGCTACTTCTTTAAGTTGTTTTATTGTTTTATTTTCCGCCATAATATACCTATCTTCCTTAATATTTTTTTGCTAAATTTTTCTTGATATCATCTAGATAAATATTATCTCCCTTTGTTATTTTCCCATATATTTCACACATGGCTATATTTGCCATTTTAGATGCATCTTTACCAGTGAAAACCATAAGTGTTTTATCTTTCTGTTTTCTATCCATGAAGTTTACGTTTAATTTTACTTTATCTTCTTCTGGTATCTTATGAAGCTGTGATATGCTTTTTACATTTATTTTTTCATGGTTTAAATATATGAATTGAGCCATTGGTTTTTACTCCTATAATTCTTTGTAGATATCGTCTGTAACTCTCAATATTTTTTCTCTATTAAAGATATCGGGTTTTGTAGTTGTATAGTATTTTCTTTTTCTATATTTAATGCACATTCTTTTAAAAATAATTCTGCTTCTGCTTTATCTTTACATCTATTAATCAAAACCTCTTTTTCCCTTTCTCTACATATTGCATAAATTTCATTTTCTCTTATTACTATACCTTCAACAGCAAACCACTTTAATAATCCCATATTTCCTTTTAAATACTTACTCATTTTATTATCTCCTGTTTATCTGTAGTATGCACATTAGCATTACTCCTATACAACCGCCAATAATTAAGCCTGCTATAAACATATTATTCACCCTTTGTACTAGCCTGCATAAGTCTTTCACGCATTTCATTAACTAAAAATTCTTTATCGTATTCATCAAAACATATTATGACATTGTTAGTACCTATAGGATTTTGTAAATGAATTCCCATAATACAATATCCTTCTTTTATTCCTATAGGAAAATCTTTATCTTTTAATATATACATAACTGTTGTCTTAGCATAATTACCAGTAAAATTCTTTTTTATTGGATCATATTCTTTTAAAATAAGCGTATCACCGATTTTATAATTTCTATCATTTTTCCTTACTTCAAAATTTTTATTTCCATCAACAATTTCTTTAAAGTATTTAGGAATTATCTTTAATTTATGCTCCATTTTTAACGCTCCTCCATAATTTCCATTTTTTTATCAAACATTATTTTAGATAAATCCCATGGATTGGACTCTACTTTATTCCATTCATCATCTAATGTTTTTATTTTATAAAAACATTCACCATTAAAACTTATTTTATATATTGCATCTATACATCCACATATTTTTACCTTAAATGGTTCATCATATTTTAATTTATTTTTTCTCATAAATTCATCTAATATATCCCTGTTTTTAATAAATTCATTCATCTTTTTTCCACCTTCTTCTACAGATATTCTCCTAATCAAAAAATAATTTTATTAGCATTATGAAAAACCCTACAGTAGAACTAATAAGAACCATGGCTATGATGTCGGCAATAAAAGCACTTATAATAACAGAAATAAAACTATCTATACAATCAGCTTCAATCCAGTTTATTACCATAAATATAAAACATATAAGATACATGCATACACTTGCACCAAAAATTAAATGTATTTTTTCATCATCCATTTAGTTCACCACGTATATCCTCTCTTATTTTTGCTGGTGAATACCCTAATACTTCTCCGATACAAATAAGTTCTACGTATTCTCTCTCTCCAAATCCAAAAGCAGACTCTTTTATATACCTACATAATAATTCTTTATATTTTCTTTCTACTCTTTCTTTTATATTTTTAGCTTTAATTTCTTCATTAATTTCTTTTTCTTGCTCAATCATGTTTAATTTCATCTCACTTGACTTTTTAACAAAAAATTACAATTTACTTGATTTTTTATTTGGTGTTTTATACCCATATAAAAGCCTTTAAAATAAAGTATTTTATGGTTTTATGAATAAATAAGTAAAGTAATTCAATTTATTTCTTATTCTCCTTATCTAATCTATAAACTACTGCTAGTGCATCTCCCATTGCACATTTTTTGGGTACCTTATCGATATACTTCTTGGCAAAATCTGGATAAGTTTGCAAGAGAGCTGACCATATTCCACATTCCCCCATAGGAAAATCCATCCAAATTGATGTTTTACAAAATTCTTTCCATAATTTTGGTGATTTTTTTGATAACCAAGTATACACGTCAAAAATATGATCTCTACTACCTTCTATTCTATATTCTTCATAAAGAAGCATTGATAATGATTTGTCCTTCTTGCATATTTCCTTAAGCTCCTGCTTAAAAGTAATTCTGGCTTTTCTGTATTTATGCCTTAGACTTCTTCTCATTGTTTTTACCTTCCTGTATGATTTCTTGTATGATGTTGCTTAGAAGCTCACTAATATCTCGTAATGTTTCTCTCACTGTCAATTTATCAAGTACATCTCCTATTTCTTCTATTTCAAAAATTAATTCATTTACGTTATCTCTTGTTTCCCAAATTCTTTTCCTTAATTCTTTGGTCATAAAATCAATCCTCTCTCCTCATATTTTCAAGTTGTAACAATATAAAGCAATTATGGCTATTTATATCGCAAAGTTTAAAACTCCATGGAACTATAGCTACTAAATTAAATACAAACCATTTATATATAAATAACTTAGTATTTTTACAGAAATAAAACTTTCTAAAATATTTTAAGTATTTAATTCTAAGATGCTCTAATGCCCTTTTCCAACCTTCTATATCATCATTTACATTTCTTGGCATGAGTAAATCTGTATTTCTATTGGGTTTAATTTTGTTTAAATAATATTCTGTGTATATGCTAAACTTAATAATTCTCTCTATTAAGCGTCTTATTTGCCTTCCATGAATATCATTGTTTAATTTAGCTTGCATTTTTCTTTTAATATATTTATTTTTCTTTAAAATTTTTGCTCTTTTATTAGCCATTTTTTTATCATTTATTTTAATATTTATTTCAGCTTCTTTTGGATATAGTAATGGTGCTTTTTCTACATAATCATCACCAACTATTACATCATTTATATTCTTAGGTAAACTATTAATATATATCACTACTCGTTTTCCTCCGTTTTCATCACATCATGTTTTTCTAGAAATTCTCTATTTTCTATATCTATTAAACTTATCTGCTCTCGCACTCCTTTTGCATACAATATTGCTTGTTCCTGGAATTCGTTTAATAATTTTATGTCATTTTCTGTATACCCAAATTCATTTGTTGATTGATATATCCAAGAATAAAATTTAGTTTCTATTGGTATAGAATGTGGTGCTTTATATAAACCAAGTAATTTACATTCCTTTAATTCTTCATCTTTCCATTTAAGCTCAATTCCAGTAATTATTATTCTTTCCATTAGAAATTCTGGCAGTTCTAAGTTCCTTATTCCTGTAAACTTTAATTCTTTTAATATTTCTTCAAATCTTTCTACAGGTCTTTGATTATCTCTTACACTTTTTTCTACACCATTTTCTACATATTTACATACAATAACTATACCTTTACGAGTTGCTTTTTTATTTATTTCTTTTATATAGATACCATCTATTACTATTCCTTCCGCCATATCTTCTGCACCTCGCTATTAATATTTTTTGCTTTTTCTATCTCCATACTTCTTACCATTTCTACACATTCTTCTGTATAGTGTGGTTTTACATATGGGCATGGTTCTTTCATTATCGTGCAGATATAACCTACATCTGCATCATACTCTGTATGTGGACACATTATTTATCATCTCCCCAATCTGCCACATCAAATGGTTCATCTTCATAATATCCCCTATCACTATTTTTTCTTATTGCTTTATTGAATAGGCTATTGAAATCTAAACAATAATGCTTACCAAAAATTATTAATAATAGATGCATATATCCCTGTGCAGCTTGGCTTATATCAAACGCTTCTAGAAATGCTTTTTCTATATCTACAGCAGAAATATATTCTTTTCTATTGATTTTGTTTAATAAATTTGAGTTTTCCTCTCCTAATTCGCCAAATTCCTCGGCGATTTTCTTAAATTGCTCACCCAAATCGTTATCTAATACTTTTACGCAGAATGGCAATTTTTTGTGTTTAAATCTCTTTTTACTCAATTAACTTCACCGCCATAATCGTTCCTACTATTGCTGTTAATAGTAGGCTTATTTTACATATTAATTCCGTTCTTCTTCTTTTTCTTAAATACTCAATATCTTTATTTAACATCTCACACCTCTTAAATAATTGACATTAAAAAATATATAGCAAGTAAAATTAAACTAATAATAGCAATCGGTTTAATAAGACTAATAAATACACAAATAAAAATAATAATAAGCATTGGAATAGCTATATATGTTAAACAAACAACAAAGGGAACAAAACCAACAATTAAACCTATTACAGATAAAAATAAAAGTAACAATATTTTTAGAAAAAGCATTTTAATCTCCTATTTTATACTCTTCTTTTCGTTCTACTTTTCCGCCATTTTTTAAATCTAGAAAATTTACGTTGCCATTAAATTTAACTCTATAGGCTTGTATATCTTCTGGTCTTAAATACTGCCTTCTATACTGCTCGTAAACAAGTCGCCATAGTTTCCAAGGTACAAAGAAAAATTGGTCTTGTATTCCTATTACTACACCTGTTATAGCTCCTAATTTATAGTGCTTTTCCAGGCATTCCATTTGATTTTCTGTAAGCACATCTGCACGAATTTTATCTGTAGATGTGTACTTTGCTTCAAACACGATTGATAAACCATTTCTCAATGTTCCTTTGAAATCTGGCTGTGATTTAGAAGTAAATCTACCTTTAAAAAATCCATTTTCCAAAGGTTTAGACACCTTGAATGGTTCTGGTGTCTTTTCTATAAAGGCTCTTTCTTGTAGACTATATGCCATACAACCGCCAATGATTTCACTCTCAAACAAGGCTCCATTTTTATTATTTATTAATCCTCTTAAGCTTCTATCCATGTTTATACCTCCAGTTCTTTATATGCTTTTTCTATACAATCTAAAAATGTATAATTGCATGATATTTCTATATGTGATTTTCTTATTTTTACAAATCCCATATTTTGTAATTTATATAAAATATCTTCCACTGTTCTATATTCCAAGCCAAAAACATTTTTAAATGTTGAATATATTGTGTTAAATTCTAACCATGATGCATTATTATCTAGCGTTGGTTCTGGTAGATTATCTATTATTATTGCTAATGCTACCCATATATTAGGCTTGTACTCTCTTTTACAATAGAAACTCCCTTGCTTTCTTATTAATGGCAATAAAGCTCTATTCATGCTTTCTTTTTCTGCTATTTTAGGAATATACATATTTAGCAATACATTTAAATCTGCCACTATTAAATCAGACTTAAATTCATATTTAACAGATAATTCCTTCATTACATACTGTTTATCAAAATTATCTAGTTTAAATATAAACTGCCAAATACTGTCTTTATCAGCGGTTAAAATTTTGTAGTGAAGAACTTGCATAGTTATATCTTCTTCTAGAAACCTATCATGTTTTTTGATGATATTTCCTAGTGATGTTAACTTCTTACCATTACTCAAACCAGTTATTTTAAGCCAGCTTTTTAAAACTTTTACCTGATTGGCTGTTAT